TACGAAGCTTAGTCATAAGTTCATCGATAGCTTTACGCTCATCACCATTAGACTGAGAGGATACAACCATGCTAATATGGTCAAGAAAGACGTACTTGCAGTCTGCTGCTTTGGCGAAATAGCGTATACGATTGACCACATTGTCGATATCAGTAGAACCAAAGTTATCCCAAAAGAAAAGCCTATCAGTGCCAAGTGTTGTATCAAAAGCATTCTTTAACTCCTCAGGGCTGACGAGTGTGTCAGGTAGGTGTAGTGGTTTATTCAGATGGAGCGACATGATACCACGAGCAGTCTTACGTACTGACTCCTCCATAAACATCAAGCCGATGTTACCTTCTGAAGATTGAATTAAGTGCCATAGAATCTCTCGTAAGAATTGAGACTTACCTAGTCCTGAGCCTGCACAGACTGTGATGAGTTCTCCTGGACGAATGCCGTAGGTGAGTTCATTGACTCCTGCCCATGGATAGAGTGCAGATGATTTCTCCACAGGTTTATTAACTTCGTCCCATAGCGTAGAGCCTGCGATGATTCCATCAGGTGTCCACTGCTCTGCTGCCCACCATTGTTTGACATACTCTGCTCCTTTGCCTACTGCAAGATAATCACACGCATCTTTAAAGCCTGAGACATGCTTCACTATTTTGCACTTACTACCAAGAATCTCTGCTACTTCGTTGGCTGCTTTCTGTCCTGCCTCATCAGCATCAAAGCAGATGTAGATACTCTCGAATGAAGATAACCACTCATAAGCCTGTTTAACATCCTTTAAGGCTGCTTGAGCACCGTTACGTACTGAGACGTTAGCGTACTTGCTACCACTCATCTGAAAGCCTGCGAGAGCGTCTAGTTCACCTTCGTGAATCGTTACTGTCTTACCGCCTTTAGCGAACAACTGCTGACCGAACAGTGTAGTGTTCTTCCACTCACCAGTAATACCAAAAGACTTAGTCTCTACCACACGATTCTTAGTGGCTACAATAATGCCTTCTGAATCTGCGTAGGGATAATACTGCGTAGTCCCGTCTTGGGATACTCCATAATGCTGACAAGTATCTCGTGTGATACCTCTGTCGCTAATCGACATAACACTACCTTTAATTTCTAACATACTTTTCTTCCTTGTAGGCGCAACATAACTTTCTGTTCCATCACCTTTAATATGATTACCACAAACAAAACAATATTCATGGTTATCATCATAAATTGCATTACCATCTGAGCTTCCACATTTAAGACATGGAATATGTTTTATTAAATTGCTCATTTTCTCTCTATTTAGTTAATGTAGTTTAATATTATAATAATAACTTAATAATCATCTAAGTTACTTAAATCATCTAAGTAGTAATCTAAATCATCTATGTCTTCACTACTTAGTAAATCTACTCTGTCTCTATATAGTATATCTGTTTTTACTGTTTTAAGACATTTTAAACACATATCAAGAAAATCGTTAGTATTCACTGACTTAATCGTTGCTTCATAATCAGTCAGCAGGGTGTTACAACAATAACATCTCATGGTGGTCTCCAGTACCATTTAAATCGATTTTAAAGCTCTTTACAGCCGTTTTCTCATACATTTGATACCTACACCTCATCTTCTTCTTCATCGCCTCCTAGAGCCTCTCCTGAGACGTTGTCACAATCCCAACTTACCCATTCGCAATCCATCTGCTCAGGTGAATAAGTATTAGCTCGATTAACTTCAGGCATTATCTCCATTAAGGAAAGAGTCTCGTGAATCAGATTGTGTGTTATAATATACCTCATAATAGTTTCTAAACTCCTTAGCTAATTTTCTCCAAGTAGGCATATTAGTTTCTCCTACTTCTCCTTCATACAATGTAGAAGCAATCCCACCTCTGTTTAGTATAGCGATTAACTCTGCGTCTGTCATTTTATTAACTCCTTATAAATATTTAATACAGTATCTATTACTGAGGATACTGCGAATATAATCAATAATATATCTTCTCTGTTCATATTAGTTCCTATGATAAGCGTCATGGGGATGTGTGAACATGCTGGCTAATAGCTCATCTACATTCTTAAACCATTGAATTACCTTTAAGCCATTAGCCTGATAAATAGTAAAGCTCAAAATAGTGCCTCCTCAAATTGAAACTTCGGTGCTTTTCTTAGCTCGATAGTCCAAGCATTAAAGCCTACGAATGCGAGAGCCTCAGCTTTAGTATAAAACCATCTAAAGGCGATACCATCCTCATCGTGAACCCAATATTTACTTAGCATTTACAATTTCTTGCGTAAGATAGGCAGTGCATGTTAGGAATGCTTTCTTAATCTTGTTAATTTTCTTGACATCGTCCCAGTCTATATGGTCATTGGCTGGTCGCTTGTGAGCATTGACTGCCATCGTTACCAAGTCAAGCAGAGAGATAGTCTCGACTGCTTTAGGGTCATCGCCTACGAAGAGCTGAATTTGCCCTCTATCATTCATCCAGATATCTACATCAAGGTCTACGCTAATTTTACTCATTTTCGTTTGCTTTCACATAAGAATGTAAATTAAACCATATTTCACGCAGGGATGTAGGATACATTTCCAATAACCAATCTTGAAAAGCGTTGGCTGGGTTAATGTTTAACAAAAAACCCTCTTCATCTCTGCATTGCATTAAACAAACTACTAAATTTTCTAATGATTCTTGACTAATATTCTTTTTATCTGACTTCATAACTTCTCCTTATTTTTAAAATCTTTAGACATCCAAGAGTCTACCGCTTGGTCTACATGGTCGCCTGTGAGCCACACGTGCGTAGTCATCTTACCATCACACAGCACGATAGCTGGTGCAATCTCTTCTTGAGGCACATCCCATGAGCCATCACGTAGCCAGCGATAACGTTCAGCATCTAAGAAGTTCTGATTGTCGCTTAACATCTTAGCGAACAGGTGTGCTCTGTTATCCTCTTGTGCTTCGAGAGCATCAGCAGCCCTCATCAGGAGTGAGCGAGTAACGACGTACTCATCCTTATCAGCGTATGCTCTTAGTTGTTTAACGAGGTTCTCAACCATGATTACTCCATACTAAAATTTGAACTACTACACAAGGAAAAAGCAATAACCAACCAACCCATACAAAAAGTCCTACAAAAATGTTTTGTAAATCTAATGACCAATTATATAAAAAAGCAAAGACCATTAGGTAGAAAACTGCTAAACATCCTAAGAAAATTATCATTGTTTTACAGTCTCCGCAGAATGATACATGGACAAAATATCCATAATTACTTTACCTTCACCATATTTTAACATCATAGCGACTGCGTCGGCAAGTGTATTGTGGTAGCAAAATTCTTCCCACATTAGTTTAGCCTCTTCAGGAAACATCTCAGCCTGTGTATTAGTCATAGCCGTATTTCTCCACGTGTGTAATAGCCTTATCATACGCTAAAGTTGCATAAAAGTCTTCTACTTCTTTCACGACAATCATCGGAGCATGCGACTGCGTAGGGTATTGCTCCAGCGTATAACCTAGAGCCTTGAGTGCATCAGCCCATAAGTCTTCGTCAGGCATAGGATATTCATCCCTGAGAATGGTCTCAGTCCAGTACACGACGGCATCGTTAAAAGCCTCTTCGTCATCCTCATCGTCTTCAGGTTCATAATACCTATCTTCCGTATACATGGTTTAATCCTCCAAGTTAAGTAGTAAGTGTAAGCCCTTTACTTCTAGCGTACAACCACTAGCAACATAAGTAGCACCATTTGATTCTACATGCTGTACTGTAGCCTCAGGAAAGTTCTCATCCATATAAGTAATCAAGTCATCTTTGGTATTAAAAAATATATCATGCTTCATTGTATTACTCCCAGTCTTTAAAGTCACCACTACGCTCATTGTCAAAATAACCCTGCATGTATACTGCTATCTCTTCATCGGTCAAATCAGTGACGGCCTCGCCGTTGTAACTGCCTTCAGGATAATAGTGAGGCCTCATTGGCCTGCGATAATAAGAGTCAGCTCCGCCTCTATCGTATAGGCTGCCATGGTTTGCTATTGTGCTGTGAAAGTCTATTGCGCTCATGATATTTTCCTTTATGCGTGTACGTTATTAGTATTAAACAAGTCTCTACCTAAGTCTATTAGGGTTTTCCCTTGCTCTTCAGTCATCCCTCTATGCTCTGCAAACAATGCAGGGCTAAGATAGTTATTTTTAAAGTCCAAATACTGCTCGATTAAATAGTCTCTAGTGCTCATGGTTTAATCTCCTACTCTTATAAATTGAAAATGGTCTTTAATAAACTGCTCGGCCTCATCCTGGACAATCTCCCAATGGCCTGTAGTGTTGCCATTAGTATCTCGCACTTTTCCCTTAGTAAGGCCCAGGCCTACATCA